CATTACGTGGTGGGGAGGAAGGCGGAGGGACATTGGCGGGCATAGGGGAGGCCAAGGATTTCTTTGGGCGGCTCGTTGACCCCCTTCTGCCCCAAGGTGGTATCCCAGGCGGGTTTAAGCCTCGCCCCAAGGGAATGAAGCCAGGGGCTAGGGTCACAGGACTCGCCCAGGACGGGGAACAGATTGAGGGTACGCTGATTCAGGTAGCGGGTGAAAAGGCCATCATCCGTGACGCTTCGGGAACTGTGCGACCTGTGACCGCGCCTGAATTAGTAGCGGTGGCCACTGAAGGAGGAGTGGGCGCTCGTTTAGGGGAGCGCCTGAAAGACATAGGCCGCGACTTTCGCTTTGGGCCTAGTTCGCGTACCGCTGTTCCTTCGCTTGACCCGTCCGTCCAGAAGTTCGTCAAAGTCTTAAGGACGGCGAAACCCACGCAGAAGACCCTGAAGGCGGAGCGAGCGACTGAATTGGGTCGGAGAGCGGCGAAGGGTCGTGTCCCGTTTGAGGCAGAGGCGAGGACGCCAGAGGAAGCGTTGGCGGGTCTCAGGGGTGCCCAGAAAGGCAAACTGCCAGCGCCGCCTGAGTTTGAGGTAACGCTTGTTCCTGGTAAGTTCCCGAAGGTGGAACAAGCACAGCGGGCTCTCACGACAGGGCGTATAAAGGGTAAGCCTATTACACCAGCACAACGGGAGCTGTTTGAGTCTATCGTTGAGGGCCGAGTCGAACCCATAGAGAGAGTAACAGGCGTCTTGAAGGACGCCTTCACCCAGGAAGAGGTGACTAACTTCATCAACATCGCCCGTTTCTCCCCCGCACTAGACCGCGAAGTATTCACCAGGGCTAACGTCCTCGAAAGCCTGTTGGGTTCTCTGGAGAAGAAGGGCATCCTATTCGGGCGACTTCCGACTCCTGGGGAATTGAAGAATCTCGAACGTGTTTACGGTGCGGAGTTCGCCCGTGAGCTTCAGAAACTCCGGCCCTTCGGTGAACGGTTCTGGCGGCTGACGCTGGACGCCCTTAACATCCCGCGTTCCTTCTTGGCGGCGTTCGACCTCTCGTTCCCGTTCCGGCAGGGCGTGTTCGCGTTTGCGCGGCACCCTAAAGAGTTCTTCGGCAACCTTCCCGCTATGTTGCGAGCTGCTAAGAACCCTGAGTTTGCGGAGCAGATGGTGGCTGCGATTAAGGCTGACAAGACATTGATACAGACCACTGAAGGGTTCCGCCCCCTCAACGAATTGATGGAGGAAGCCAGATTGTTCTTGCCCGACGTTTCGGGCACGGAAGCGTTTGAGGCACGGGCTGAGGAGTTCCTTTCGACACTGGCTCACCGCATTCCTGGGGTTGGGTTCTCTGAACGAGGATTCATCGCTTACGGCGACAAACTGCGTGCAGACATTTTCCGCAATACTCTTCAGTCTTGGGCGCGACAGGCCAAGCCCGCGACCGCTGACGAGATTGCTGACCTGGGGATTATGCTGAACGTCCTGACGGGCCGAGGGAACCTTCCGCCCGAACTTGCCAAGAGCCTGTCGTTTGGCTTCTTCGCGCCCCGCTTCGCGGCATCGAGGCCGCAACTGTTCTTGGCTGCGACCATCAATAACATCCCAGGGGCTAGGAGAGTGACGGGTACGCTCCTGGGCGCTCCTGGGCAGACAACCAGAGTAGCGCGACTCGCCACACAAGAACTTGTGACCTCAGTGAGTGCGGGGCTGGCGATACTGGGCCTGGTTAAACTGTCGGGTGCGGGAGACGTGGAACTTGACCCACGGTCTAGCGACTTCGGGAAAATAAAGATTGGCAAAACCCGCATCGACTTCTGGGGCGGTGCGCGGCCTTGGGCGACGATGATTGCCCGGATGATTACGGGCAAGAGCAAGTCGGTGACGGGCGAGTTCGACATTACTCGCCTGAGTACGCTGGGAAGATTCGGACGGAGTAAACTGGCCCCGCCTGCGGCGCTGATTGTTGACGTAGTTGCTGGCGAGACGGCTATCGGAGAAGAGATCGGAACCACGGGAGATATACTCCGCCGAACTCTCCCCCTCGCCATACAGGACGTTGCGGACGCGGTGATACAGGAAGGGCTGACGCAGGGACTATTGTCTCCGTTAGCGTTTCTGGGAGTGGGATTCCAGACCTACGAGACCATTGGCGAAAAGAAGAAGAAGGCGTTTGAGGAAGCCTTCCCCGACCGGACTTACGAGGCCACCCCAGACGACAACCGCCTCGTGCGGGGGGCCATCGAAGAGGACAACAACAAAGACGCTCTAGAGGAAGCCTTCCAGCCCTCTCCTGAACAGATGGAGACGGAGGAGGCTAGGGTGGCGCAGGCACAGGAATTGGGCCTGTTTACACTGGCGCAGGGAGTTGAGGAGTTACGGGGTCAGAGCCCAGAGGCAATACTGACAGGCAATAACAATTCTGGCCCAGAGTTTGCCGACGTGTGGGTGGACTACCTGGACAGGATTTCGGGCGCGATATTTGAGGCCACGTTCGGCAAGGAAAAAAGAGGAAGCCCAGAGTATCTCGCTTGGCGGGACATCAAACTTCAGCGTGATCCCATCACCCGTGAGCCTTTGTGGGACGAGTTCTTCGCGGCGAAGGACGCCGCCCTTGCGAAGCTCGACCCCCGCCTACAGCGGGCATTGGATTTGGTGGACGCCCCAGGTGACGACCCCACACTACAGAAAGCGGTGGAGGACTTCTACGCCGCCCGTGACAAGAGACGGGAACTGTTCGACATCCCTCGTTGGACGGATATTGGGGCTGCTGAACAGCAACAGATTGAGGAAGTCCACGAGCTTGTGGAGCGTAAGCGAACTGAACTTGCCTTCCAAGGCTTCGGGGATATTCCCGCTGGTGAAATATATAACATCGTTCAAGAGGAAAACGGCATCCCAGAACCTCTAATGGCCTTGGCGTTCGACCTTCGGCCAGGAACCAGCTTTGCTGACCAGTCTCGTAACCCTGAATACGACTCAACGTTGCTCGCCTCAACGGGGGCGCTGTTACCGTTCTTTCCCGATATGTTCAGACGACGCGAGATTCAGGCGGCACTAGGGTCGGGGGCGGAGAGTTTCGTGCCCATCAATTCACTGGCCGCAGACCCCACAAACACACTCGCGGCAGAGCCAACCATTTCAGAAAGTTTTGTTCCCTTAGAGGCATTAGCTGCGAGATAGGAAGGATGAACAATGGGACATATCTCTGAAAGCGTAGCTGGATTTATAGGTGGCAATACACTCGGCAATCTGGGTGCCCCTGTCGGGCCAACGAGTGGCGGGCCGACTACCGGGCAGGTTCTGTCTAAGTTCTTCGATGCCCAAGGGAACCAACTCTTCGTTGACGAGATTGCGAATCAACAGTTCGTTCAGGACGCAAACGGTATATTCTATGTTCCCCGTTTTGACGGTCGCGGCCAATTCCAGGGTGTTGAATTGGCTTCCGCTTCACAGCAAGACATTATCAACGAAGCCCTCAACCCTACCGCCCCCGCAGGCCGCGCCCCTCCCTCCTTCGGCTCCACTCAGGCCGCACAGACACAGGCTGAGACGTTTGCACGGGAGCAGGCCGCGATACTCGCTCAGGCAAGGAAAGACGAACTGGCGGTTGCCGAGGCCCAGGCTGAACTAGACCGCCTCATCGGAGAGCGCGAAACGAAGCTCGGTATCGCCCGCGACATCATCGCCCAGAAAGAGGCGTCGGCACGAGAGGCCAGGGGCCAGGGACTTGAGTTCGCGGGTGAAGATATCTTCCGGTTCACCGCCGGAATACGTGGCGGGCGGGTAGCGTCGGGTGTCCATACTCCCGCCGATGTATTCCGTGGCGAACTTCAGCGGGCCGGGTCGTTCCAAGCCCCTGACTTGCAACAATTTGCCGGGGGGCAAACGGCGGGCGAGCTGGGTGTTGACATCGACGCTCTCGATAGCGTTCTTGCCAAGCTAGGCACAGACCAGGGCGTCCCGACATCGTTCGGGTTCGCCCACGGCGGCACCCTCTCTCCTGGGGGAGTTCTCGGCGGTGGCGGAGGCGATGGTTCTCAGGCCGTCCGTATTGGCGAAGAAGGGCCAGAAATCCTCATCCTTCGTCCTGACGGTAGTGTCGAGGTGGTGCCGATGGCTGGTAGCGCCGCTCACGGGGGAAGGTTCAGCGCGGAGTCGCTAGGCGGCTTCCAGTCACTCTTCCAGAACCTCCGTTCGTCTGTGGGGCTTCAGCCCGGCGCGTTGACGGCCAGCACTGGGAGGGGGATATTGTCAGATACGGCACGCAGCCGTCTAGGCATCGCCCCACGCGGCTTCGAGCCCCAAATCACGGGCCGAGCCCCGGCCTTCCAGGCCATCGGGCGTAGTCTTACCAATGTGAAGCCGGGTGCGTTTCAAGCACTACGCGCTGCACACCCTAACCTGTCGAGACAAGACGCTCGCGCTCAGGCGCTACAGTTACAGCGGACGATAGGGTTGCTCCCAGCGCCGCACAAGATACCGCCACTGTTCTTTGCTGGCTTGGTTCCAGCAGAACAGAAGGCGCTAGTTAGCGCCTACCGCTTCGCGGGGTTCCCAGAGAGTGACTTCAGGCACCTTTTGACGGTAACTCAACTTTCCGCTAATCCTGTGGCAGCGACCGCTGTAGGGTAAACAATCCATCACAAAATGTGCGCCCTGAGATGGGCGCTTTTTGATTGGAGGAGACATGGAAGACGACACGGCTGCAACGACAGCCCAAGAGCCTGGAGCGACGCAGGGATTTGAGGCCGCTGCTGAAGCGGCTGCGAAGACTGCGGAGCCCGCCCCGACGCAAGAAGGGACGGTGACGGGCGAGGGCGCGGAGGAGCTAAAGGTTCCCAGCACATTTGAGGAGTTTGAGAGTTCCGAGCGGCACCAGACTGCGCTCGCGGGAGCGCGGACGGCGGCGGTCGAAGAGGCCAAGCCCGACTTTCTCCGTGAAGCGAAGTCGGCTGCCTATAGGGAGTTCGACTCCTCTCACCAGCGGGTAGAGGCCCATATAGCAACTCTAGCCCAGACTGGGCAGGCGATGAGCGGCGCTTGGTCGGATGCGCTTGATGATTTCGCCCAAAAGGGCGGTGACTCGAAAGAGCTTCAACGTGTCTTGCGAGGCGTCATGCGTGAGAACCCTGGATGGGCCGAGGCGGTCAATAGCTCAATGTATGGGCAAGGCCAAGACGCGGCCCTACGGAAACTAGCTGACGAGTCAGGCGATCCCAGCCTTCTGTCGGACGTTTATCTCAGGCTGAGGAACGACCCAAGTATGGGAGATGCGGGGTTCGCCCGCGAAATCCTCGACCGACTGACTGAGGCCCGAACCGGTGGCCGAATCAAAGAGGCCGTCGAAAAGGCCGTCAAGCCGAAGGACGAGGAGATCGCAAGGCTCACGGCCAGCCTGAACCAACTCAAGGGGCAGAGTCGCGAGGGGCCGGAAAGACTACCTGGGAGTGCCGGGGGCGGAAAACGGTATTCACAACTAACGCCAGATGAGCGTCGTGCTATGTCTAGTAAAGAGATCGACGCGATGCTGGCACGAGAAAGAGGAGAAAAATAGATGGCAGTCAATACAGTAAATGTAGGAACAGCAGCTAACTGGATACCTGAAAACTGGCATCCAGAACTGTCGGACGCGGTTCAGGCCCATGTTGGGCTCGCCGACTTGGTTGACCGCTCGTTCGACAGCACGATGAAAAACGGCGACATTCTCCGTATCAGCGACAGGGCAAACCTTGCCGTTCGGGGAAAGTCAGCCGACACCACGGCTACGTGGTCGAACGTCACCGAGACACAACAGAACATCACTATCAACCGGCAGGTGTACAACGCCTTCCTGGTTGAGAACATCGCGGAGCTTCAGTCACAACACGCCGTCAGGTCGGAGTACACCAACAACATCGCCTATTCCCTGATGTCGTTTGTTGAGGGAGACCTGACTTCGGGGCTGGCGTCTCTTCCCAATAGTTTCTCGCAGCTTGTCGGCGCGTTGGGTTCCGACCCGACCACCGATAACATGATTCGCTCAGTCCAGTACCTAGACGACGCGGACGTGCCGGAAAGCGAAAGGTTCTTCTATATGAGCCCCGGCACTCACGCTGCGCTGTTGAAGCAGGACGTGTTCATCAACGCCGACTACGGCCCCGCTGGGGGTGTCACGACAGGTCGGATTACCAAGCCCGTCTTCGGGGCGACAGTTCACGTCTCCACGCTGGCGAGCAACAACCCCTCCACGTCGGGGCAGTCCTACTCGTGGTTCTGCCACAAGAGAGGCGTGGCGCTCATCATGCAACAGATGCCTGACATCCAGAGCCACTGGATTCCGCTGGAGTTTGGCTGGGGCACCACAGCAGACGTGATCTACCAGTTCGCTGAGAGGCTGATCCTGCCTAAGACGGCGGCATCCACGTCCCCGAACGACAACTTCAACGTCACCGTGAGAGGGCCATAGTGCCTTCAGTTCAGGTCAAGCCTGGGAAGATTTATCACCCTCTGTCTTTGACCTGCAAGTTTCCGGTGGACACTGACCTTGTGTTGGACTGTCAGCGCCTGGGAGGGAAACCCTATCGGGGCACCCTCATCGGAAAGATGCCAGAGCTGCATCCATTCGTACAGCTCAAGAACCGCGTGATGTCGCAGACGAAGGAGTTTGTGCGGCACATGAAAAGCAAGGGTTATATACCCCAGCAGGCAGAGACCGAAATGGAACTGTGGGGGCCGTTTCGGGAGAAGTTCGATATGGAGAAGGCATCCCAACTCGTCAATTTCGAGGAAGGTAATCCCTTCATCCCACAGGGACATTTCGGCTCTGCCGCGCATGGGGGCTGGCAGTCTGATGGGGTTATCGGCCCCAGAGTGCTGGACAAAGACCTTCTGCGAGACCACCAAGACTGGCGATGGGGAGTCATCTTCATCGTCAGGGGACACTTTTTAGCCACCAGAGGACACGAGAGCGAAGACACAGGAGGTTTGATCGTATGACGCAGGCACCGACAACAGGCTCGATGGGAACGGGCAAGAGAGACGAGCGGGTGATCTACTATCGCAAACCGAGTAATGGAGGGCCTGAAGACGGCTGGATCGTCTGGGGCGACTCGGAATCCGGCACCAAGCTGCGGGATAGAGCTATCTTGGGCTTCCAGCCCCTCTTTGACTACGGGGCCATCACTGGCTACATGGACAGGGAGCAGAAAATCCCCGACCCAGGGAGCGTCTGGGGGCCTATCCTCCGACACCCAAGTGGCCCAGCGGAGTTTCCAATCTCGCAGATCGTAGCGCTACGCTGGCATATCGACCCGCCCATTCCCGTGAAGTTCCCGCAACTGAACGGGATGAAGATAACCCAGTATCAGTGTCCGGAGTGTTCCCGCGCTCCGTTTGCGGAGCTGAAAGAGGGCGACAAGGTAGTCCTCTCGGCCATCAAGTCGCTGGGGAATCACCTCACCATCATGCACAAGTGGGACAGGTTGGCCCTTCTGAAGTGGGGAGAGAGAGTTGGTATCGACTTTGACGCCATCGACGCCCGTGTAGAGATTCCTTACGAGTACGAAGAGGAGCCGGAAGTCGAGGACGTAGTGGTGGAGACGAAGACGGCCAGCCTGAATAGCGATTGTCCGAAGTGTGACTGGACTCCGAAGTCCTCCGCCAAGAGGCCTGACGTAGCGCTCAGGATGCACCTTCAGACTCACCCTGTGGAGGTTTCGGCATGACAAAACCAAGGGAACATTGTTGCTGGCTAGATGAGTTGGCCTACAAGAAAGCAGAGAAGACATTGCGGGGCGAAGGTGGCCCGTTCTGTTCGTGTGCGCAGATTAAATGGATGGAGGCGGTTCCGTATTCGTCATTGGTCTCAGAGCCACGTGAGACGAATGAGCCAGCAGTTCAAATGGAACGGAAGTGACCAAGCCTAAAGTCTATATCGGCTCCGCTATCTGGCGCTCGGTAGAGCCTCTGCACATGAAGTCGCTCCTCCGCTTGCTTACGAAGAAGGAGGGCGACCCTGGCCCGACCTATGAGTATTGGCCCCAGACCGGGGACGCTTGCATGGAGAGGGTGCGGGGCATTTCGGCCACGTACTTCCTTCGTCACACTGAGGCCGATGTCCACCTCTCGCTGGACTCCGACATCGTGGAGTTCGATAGGGTAGCCATCGACCAGATGTGCGAACAGGCGATGGAGTACGACATCGTGGGTGCGGTGTACATCTGCCGCTCCACGGCACGGACGTTCCCAGCGACCTTTTTCAACGACGGAGGGGAGATTGAATTCGCCTTCGATCCGACACCAAAGGCTGTCCAGTGGGTAGCTACCGGCTGTTTAGCGGTTCATAGAAGGGTGTTCGAGAGGATGGCCGAGGCGATGCCTCTCTTGCACGAGAGGGACGGCAAGAGGGCGTTCTACGACTTCTACGAGACGATGCACTATGACACAAAGGATATGGGGCTAATCAAGCTGACTGAGGACTATGCCTTCTCACAGAGGGCGAAGGACTTGGGATTCACGTCCTATATCAACCCCGCTGTGAGGGTGGGACACATGGGGCCTTACGCCTACCGCCTAGAGGACATGGCACAGGTGTTGTTAGAGCCCCAACCCATGAAGCTCGAACGGCGGGGAACAGTCTGGCGGGTGGATTGCGCTATGAACGAAGACACTTCAAGGAATCAAGGAGGAGAGAGTAGGAAGACTAACCGCGCCGCACGACGGCGCGACGAGCGAAACGAGAAAAAGGCACTGACCACTATCTAGTGGACTACTTGAAAGGAGTAGACAATGCCAGATGGATCAACATACGGAAACCTTCTTCTACCCAGCGGGTTCCATCACATTCAGCGGTTCGGCCCTTCGCAGAGCGCGTTGGCGCAGTTTTTATACCCCGCCGCGTGGCGGGATGTGATCTTCGTCCACGACCACTTCACGGGGCCTGCCCTGAACACTCACCTGTGGACAGCGGCGGGCCAGAATGGGACGGACTTTGACCCACCGAGCACTCAGCTCTTGGGCGGGGTCGCCCAAGCGTCGGTAAACAATGTCGCCCAGGATCAGAACTCCATTCGGTCGGATACGGTGTGGGCGGGGGATAACAACTGTGGTGTAGAGTTCCGATGGAAGATAGACAACATCGACACCCTGTTGTTCGAGATGGGGTTCAACGACCCCCTCGGTTCTTACGCCGCTACGGACGATGGGGCTATCGACAACCATGACACTCCTACCATCGGCAACAGCGCGACGGACGTGGCGCTGGTGTCGAGGGATTCGGGTGCCTCTCTGACCACCATGCAGTTCGTCACGGACGGCTCCACCGCCAGCATGAACACCACGGGCACAAACTTGGGGACACGGACTCCCACCAACGCCGTCTACCAGACGGTACGGGTGCAGCTTACGCAAACCGCATCCGCTGTCGCCGCCTCCCACGCCTACGTGTTCGACCAGAACGGGGCGCTGCAAGAGGACGCCCAGCATGGTTCCGTTCTCGCCAGCCAGATCAAGGGCGACGTGTTACTGGAGGCGCGGCTCTACGTCGAAGCCTTAACCACCGCTGCGAGAGTGTGTGACATCGACGCTATCACGATATGGCAGGACTTGGCGTAATGGAACGCATAGAGGATGCGCCATGCGGCTGTCCACGGTACGGCCAGGGTCTAACAAGGATGTTTCCCGGCCACCAGGAGGGCTGCAAAGACAAGGCGTCTGCCAAGAAAACTGCGCGGCCTGTTGTCAGTACATCGTCCTCCAAGTCAACCCGCAGTACGCGGAAGAGAAAGACGTAAAGCACTGGATTGAGCTTCACGGCATCAATCTAGTCAAGCGAGGCGGGGCGTTGTGGGCCTACATCCCAACGCCCTGTTCTGCTTTAGACGGAACGAGGTGTAGCCTATACGACACGAAAGACAGGCCGAAGGTCTGTGACGTTTGGCCCACGTCGCAGGCCGACATAGACGACTTAGAAGACCATACGGGCCAGAAATGCACGTATTACTTCCCAGGGAAAGGGGGTGAGAAATGATTAACTGGCGGCGACTTGTGGGCCTTGATAGACAGTGGGAGGATTCCACAGGTCTTGGCCTCGACTTCCCCGAACAATCAGGGGGTCGTGAGCGCGGCAAGTTCCGTGAGAGCGAACACCCCCGTCTGACGACGGTGGCTGTTGTCGGCGATGACGGCGAGCCTGTCGCGGCTACCTCAGATCAACTCTTGGCAGAACTGGTCTATGAGGTGAGGCTAATGCGCCATGCCCTAGTTCTAGGGGGTATGGCCGCAGACATCGACGAACCATTCAATTAGTTTCCCCGCTCCTGAGTGAGGGGGAGAAAGGTAGAAAAATGTCTATCAGTTTACAGATGCCATTCAAGTTTAAGGGTGGCAATGCCGAACCACAGCTGAGCGTTGACAATGCCCAGCTCGTCCAGACCCTTCATGGGAAGCACTACGAAGACACCCTAGCAGGGCGGGTCTTCTCGCACACGCCGACACCCGCAGGATTGGCTATTCCCATCTTCACGGCAACGGCCCTCGCTGGGGGTATGCCGATCTGGAACCCCAGCAACTCTAACGTCAACGTGGAGTTGATTTCTGTCAGCATCAACCGTGCCTCTGGCACGGCAGCGGTTCTCAGCGTTGGGCTGATGCACCGTAATAACCTAGGCGTTGACCTCGCCACTGGCTCTGAGATCACGGCATTCGCGGAAACCGATCCGCTCAACGGGCTTCTAGGGGCGGGCTACGCCTCGCAGGTGAAGTCATCCAACGCTGGCACGGTCACGGTGACTGCTGGTGTAGCGGCTGAGTTCGTTCGGGCGCTATTCGGCAGCGGCATTGAGGCGGACACGCACACCAACGGTATTTCATACCTAGTCCACGACTTCGATGGTACGGTAATCGTGCCGCCAGGGTCGATGGTTTGGCTGGGCGCGAAGCTGGCTAGTGTGGCGCTCTACAACTCCACCATCGTCTGGAAAGAGATTCCAATCCGCTAGTGCCAACCTACGACTATCGGTGTCCTAACGGGCACACCACAGAGGCTCGCAGGGGAGTAGAGGTAAGCTCACTCCCCTGCCCGCTCTGTGAAGAATTGGCTCAGCGCGTCCCCGTCTACGAAGAGCAATACACCCGCACCGACTCAGGTGGGATGCAGGGACGGATGGGCAAAGCGGGCACCATCCCGGAGAGCGTAGAACGGTACGCCCGCAACTCAGCGACGATTGAGAAGGAGACGGGCAATAAGAGCGGCCTCAAGCTCCGCTAGCACCCGTGCGGGGATGGCAGCCCTGCCCCGTTCGAGTCAATGCACGATGGGTACACCAACTTGATAGGAGTAAAATAATGCCAAAACACGGGCCTAAAGGCAATCCACACAAGCGGCGCAAGCCTCCGAAGAAGTAGATGGTCACGAAGGCCAAAGCCAAGAAGATACTCAAACACGGCTCTGTCCACGGGAAGCCCCTGACTAAGAAAGCGCGGGGGTTCTTCGGGGCCAGGGTAGGCGGCAAGCGCCGCAAGTGACATCACGAAATGGAGTAGCGCTATGGCGATAGTAAGCAAGGGCACGAAAATTGTACGGCATAAAGGCGAGCGGTATGCTTCATGCCATGTCAGCGGGAGGGAGTGGAAACAGGACAAGAAATATCGGGAATCCATAGAGCGGGAAATGGCTTGGATGTTGGACAATGTTAAGGAGTAGCCCATGCCAGCCTTCATTGACTATCAGCGCGAATTAGCGCGGAGACTGTACGAACACGAACTCCCCCAAGTCGCGGGCACCAACACCTCCACCGACGCGGCAACCCTCACCGACTTGCTGGGGAACCTGAACTACTCCTCTGGGGACACATCCTTCTATGACGGGGTGTACGTTTCTCTCGTCAAAGGCTCGGACAACACCACGAAAGGCGTAGGCCGTGTCACCCGTGGGGGCTGGACGGTCACGGGCTCGCTTACGGTAGACCCTTCATTCTCGTCTACCCCCGCCTCCGCCGATTTGTACGTTCTCACCAAACACCCTCCTCGACTTTTGCAGGACGCCATCAACCGCATCTTGCGCAACTCCTACCAGCCTACGTTCTTTCCGTTGTCCCTCCACATCATGGGGAACGACGCGAACGACATGGAGCCGTCCACGACAGCAACGGATTATAGCTCTACTAACGCCACGAACACCTTAGAATCCACCATCGTCTTCAACGGCGCTCAATCTCTTCAGATAGATGCCACTTCAGCGGGCGGCTTTGCGAACACGGGCAACATTGGTGTTAACGACGGACAAACTCTTTACGCCGCCGTCATGATGTACGTGACTTCGGGCGACTCGGGCACCTTCCGAGCCATCGATGTCACCAACTCTAACGTCACCATTGAGGACGCTAAGACTGATGAACCATCATGGTTGGAAATGTTATACAGCTTCTCAGCTCCAGCGGGTTGTGAACAGATAGACTTCCGTTTCATCGCGGACGCTAACACTGACATTATCTATGTAGAGGACTTTCAAGTATGGCGACAAGACCGAGCTGTTTACCCTGTCCCATCTTGGATAGAGTGGCCTGAGCAAATAATCGACGTAAGAGCCTTCCCGCAGGGGACGGCTGGGCCTACGTCGGGTAACGACTTCCGTGCTAACGAGAGAGCGTCGGTGCGCCTTGACTGGCACGTCGAACGCGAGGATAGGCGGGCCGATGTTCCGCTCCACATTTGGGTGCAGTATACAGGGGACGCCCGCCCTTACATCTACGCCCATCGCCCGTTCGCGGAACTGACCGCTACCGAGGGCACCTCCAACGCCGACCTGGACGCTGTGGTGGAGGACGCCGCCTTTCTCGTTCTTCACCCCGATAGGGCGGAACAGTATCTAAGTGTGTTGCGGCAGAACCGTCTCGGCGGAGCCGTAGTCGTTGCGCCCAAGAGGGTTGGGGTTAGATAGTGGCTGAAGACGCCTACATCACTATCTTTGACCGCGATGGCAGCTCCAACCCTCTCAAGGTCATCTTGGACGAAGACAAAGACGGTGTTACGTACGGTATCACTGGCTCGGGCCAGGTGAGCGAACACGAGTTCACCTTCGAGGGCTCGATGGGCGAGACCATCTGCCGCCACCCTACTCAGTGTCCCGACTTCTACTTCACTCAATTTGAGACTTCAGACGGGACGCTGAGACTCCCTCCTGCCGTCACCAACGTCTCCTCCCTAGACATCGCCTACACCCCCATAACGATGTGGGAGGACTTCGACTCGGACGGGGACAGGGCCTTCTACATCGAATACAGGGACACAACCACCACTCCCGACATCATCATTAAGAAATACCGTGTCACCGATGATGCGCTAGTGGACACGGAAGTTTCCACAACGCAGGGCGGGGCGGCTCAGGAAACCGCGCCCCGTATTGGGAAGGTGGCGTCGTTTGAGGGGAACACGTTTGTTCCTGCGGGCGACGAGTCGGGTTCTAACCACATCCGTAAGATTGCCGTAGGGGACATCTCCGCTGGCACAGCGGATACTTACACAGAGGGCGATAGTGGCTTTTCTAACTCTCACGCTGTCATAGACGAAGACGGGGTTGCAAACTTCATCATTTGCAGCAAACAGAATTATCGCCTTGCTGCCACTACTCCCACAACGGATGCGAATTTCGGCCCCAATGTAGAAGTCGGGGATTCGGGTTCTCCCATCATCTGGACGCTGGAGTCGGGCGGGTTCGTCTATTTCTGCAAACCCGAAAATTTGTACGAGGGCGACCCGACCTCTGCGCGTGTTCTTCTGGACATGAGAGCCGAACGCAAGAATAAGGTCTTCCAGACCTACGACGACTTCGACGGCCACATGGCAACGACCGTAGGCGCGGCGGTACTCTACCCTCATCGTTCAGGGTTCTGGCGCTATCGGAAAGGCGCGGCAATCAACCTCTCCATCGACAACATCCCCGGATACAGAGAGGTTGCGGGCATCTCAGACATCCCAATCGGGCTGAGACACTACGCCACCGACGCTGTGGGTCAGTGGGTATATGCTATCTACAAACCCCCAGGGTTCTCGAACGCTAGCAACTGCAACATCATGTCGGCGCTCTACGAGCCTGGGGCGGCGCGAGAGTTGACTTGGCGAACGCTGATGTCTCGCAATGAAGACCTGCTCGGACTCTACATAGACTCCGACAAAAGGTTGAACTTCATTCAGAACCCAAATGACCCTGCGATAGCTGCGGCCAGCGTGGCGTTTGTCTCCGCCAGCAGCGCTGCCTCTAACGGTTCTGCGTCTTCGCTCACAATCTCTTCTCACACGATAGCCTCAGGCTCTCAGAGGGCACTGTTTGTTGGAATCTCAAGTGTTGGTGGGGTTGACTCAGGAGGAGTGAGGAACGCTCCCTCCTCCGTGCGGTTTGGCAACCAGTTTATGGCGGAAGTCGTAAAGATCGTGAAGGCCAATTCGGGGAATACTGCCTTTTTATACTCTAGTATCTGGCAACTTGCTGCTCCGCTCGTGTCAACGGCGGATATAACCATCGTGTTCCCCAACTTGCAAACGGGTATCGCGGCGGGCGCAACTAACTGCACTGGAGTTGACCAAGCTTTACTGCTTCAAAACACAAAAACGGCGACGGGTGAGAGCACCACGCCCAGCATCACAATCGCAAGCCAGACTAACGATTTAGTGCTGGACAATGTAGCTGAGTTCGGAGCCGTAACCACGGCTCCTGACTCTGGCGACGAGAGATACGACGATGCCGCTGGCTCAGTGAACTCAGTGGCAGGTAGCACTGAGGCGGGCGCGGCTTCCGTCCAGAAGGACTGGACGTTAGGTTCCAGTGTCCGCTGGGCTCATGTAGGCGGCACCATACGGAAACCAGCTCTTGGTGTGGCCTCGGCTGCTCTCAATTACATCCAACTTAATCTGGACGGCAGCCCCCGTACTGCACTTGGGCGTGATCGGGGCGCAGCGTCTTCCAGCTACGAGCATTACACGGGCGAAATTAGATTCGACCGCCGCATGCAAGCTCGCTACATGAAAGTAGAGACGGAGAACTTCGATAGCACTACCAGTTTACAGATGAGTATTCTCCGAGACGGTGATGGTGGAAGCGACATTGGCTCGGCTATCACCTCCGACGACTTCCACCAGATTGACTTCACCGTGGGCACGACTGACCTTCTCCGGCGAGCGAGAATGAGGCTGACCCTCGACACCAACTCTAGCTATGCCCCGACCGTTAGCGACCCACGAACGCTGAGGGCTGTTCTCGGCATTCGTTCCCCTGACACCTACAAGGCAATTATGAGAACCGGCCATTCAATCGACTCGGCCAAGGCTGAACGGAAGATTCTCAGACAGCGCAAGGGCGCAGGGACGGTGACGATAACTGAAAGCTGGTCGGGGACACAGTTTCGCGCCGATGTGGTAGGTCTCCGCGACTTGGAGACGCGTAAAGAAGCCAACGGGCAAATGATGTATCGGACAGAGATAACGTTTGAACGCCACGATGTCGAAAATTGAGCGGAGTCTGAGATGCCAGTAGAGACAGACGAACTCCAACGCCAAATTGAAGAAGTCCGCATCATGGCGGAGGACGCCCTCGATAAGTTTCCTCTCCGTTCGACCACCACAGGCGGGGCGGTGACGGAGCGCCACATCCATGTTCTGGGTAAGCATATCGGCGCAGCCAACGCTCTACTGGCTCGCGCCACATCCAACCTCACCCTCACTCAGTCCAATCAGTCTATTACTGGAGATGGTGACGGTAGCAAAGTACGGTTACTGATTCCGTCTACTGGGGACTGGTTGATTGTAGCGGTTGTGGACTTCGACGAAACGACCGCTGGCGCGGGCGACCTAAAGGCTAGCCTGTTCGTCAATGATAGCGGTAGTGCTGAGACGGGCATAGCTTCTCTTAACCCAACTGGCGGTGCCACCGATGACGGACGTGCCACCGTCCCCCAGAACTGGATAGTCACCGTCACCGCCATTAATACGCCTGTTGAGCTGAAGGCGTTGAAGCAAAACGCAGGCGGAGTGGGGATTGTTACCGCTACCAACACCACGCTTGTAGCCACCAGGGGGTCGGGCGGCGGCACCGCGACCGTCTCCACCGCCGACCACGGCGGGCTGACGGGGCTGGGCGACGACGACCACTCCATATACCTATTGGTAGACGGCGCTCGCGCTGGCTCCACCGGAGGGGCGCAGGACTTCGGCTCCAACGGTATCAAGACCGACAAGCTGGTTGAGTCCTCAAGTGGCGCGGGGATAATCATAGACGGCGCTCAAGCCGCCGCTGTGCAGCTCACCGTCCAAGGGGCCGCGTCCCAGTCCACCAACATCTTCACGGTGGAGATTGCCAGCGGCGCGGACAAGCTGTTCGTAGACTCGGACGGCGACACTCTCATGCGCGGCCACGTCGCTATGGGGGCGTCGGGCACAATCAATGCGAGCAGAATCCTGAACCTTGTTGAATTAAAGGCCGATTCCAACCTGATTGGGGCGTTTATCAACCCTGTAAACACCTCTTCCAGTGGGTCAAGTAGGAAGACCACGGGCCTATCAGGGATTGCTGAGTGGAGGGGCACAAGCACGGCAACGGCGCTTGACTGCATCGGGCTTGACTTCACCGCCCGCCACAACAGCGGTCAGGCGCTCACTAATCTAATCGGTCTTCAGGCCGACTTGGTGGCGCTGGCTGGTGGCACGGGAACTATCGCAAACGCAATAGGCATCAACGTCGGCACTCCCACTTGGACAGGCGTGACTGGCCCCGCAACCAAACTCATAGGCATCAACGTCATGAACCAGGGTGCCGCCAGTACGGACGTGCCGACTTGGGGTATCAAGGTTGACGCTGCCACCATTGACGGTTCTAACACCGACATCCACTACGGTATTCAGGTAGCCGCCCCCGCCATCGGAACCATCCATCCAATCTGGTGTACGACGAACCGCCAAGCCATGAGCGCCATCACTAGCGGGTTCGACGGGCGGGTAATTATAGACGACGACATCAACGGAAGTTCGCCCCAGGGCGGATTTGCCTTGATGGTCTATACGCCCGTATCGTCAGTGACGAATACCGGCCCAGACGGGGCGGGCCTGCGTGTGGGGAACTTTCACGGCGGGACTACAAGTATCGTAACGGCAGCGGCCAACGGCCACGACATCTACGGGGCCGTGATTGATTACAGCCTCGTAGACGATTCCAAAACAACTGTTGCTGGGGCCATGCTGGGCGTCCTTGGTCAGAACGCTGGGACTATGCCGGAGCCCTACGCCATCTTGGAGTCCGTCGACGTTGGCGCTGCCTCTATCAACCTCTTCTTGTCTGACACGATGGTTGGCAGCGCCTCGGCTACTGGTGGCCCCCCCACTACCTACCCCACAATAGCGGGCAGGCTGCACGTAGACCAAGAGGACTCGTCGGGGGCCAAGCCCGCGATATTCGTTGACCAGGCGGACGTGTCGGAACAGGGGATTAAGTTCTCCAGCAGCGGCTCGGACATCGACATCAACCTGTTCACGGTGGACGTAACAGGAACACCCACGCTGTTGTGGGACGAGAGCGAGGACGACTTGAACCTCTCGGTTGGCCTGACGGTAGAGAGTAGGGAAGTCAACCGATATGCGTATTCAATCTAGGATGCTATGGCGTTACAAGAAAAGCAGCTAGGCCAACTCCGTCCCGGCAACACAACAGCGGCCAGTTTGTATAGCCCTGGGGCGAGCACGACCGCAATCATCAAGACGATAGTGGTCTGCAACCAGACCGCCTCGTCGGCCAAGTACAGGATATTCGTGGATGACGACGGGACGACCTACGACCAAACGACGGCCCTGTTCTATGACATCACAATAGGGGCCAACTCGACAGACCATATAGACACCTACTACGCGATGAACGATGCAAATGGAAACTTAGCGGTGAGGACGGACACCAACAGCGCCCTGACCTTCACTTGTTTCGGGGCGGAGATAACCTAATGGGCCTCACCTCTTTCCCTGAGCCTGATGTAGTAACCCCCACAAGGACAGCCTTTGGAGAGCAGGCCACTGCCGAGCCTACGCCTGTTGTCCAGCTTCAGTTTCCATACAACATCAACACTGACCTCGTAGAGAAACGAGAGAACAACTTGGGGTCGATTACCCAGGGCACAGGCATGGCGGTGATACAGAGCGGAGCCTCGTCAAACTCAGCAGCCCATATGCTCTCCCGCATACCCGTCAAGTACAACCCCGGCCAGGGGGCTCTCGTAAGATTCACTGCCCTTTTCACGTCGGGAGCAGCCAACTCTACTCAACTTGCAGGAGTTGGGGAAGTGGGAGACGGACTCTTCTTCGGGTTTAACGGAACGGCGTTCTCAATTCTCAGGAGAGAGAAGGGTGTACCGGAGATTCAGACCCTTAGCATTAGTGCGGGGGCGGTAACAGCATCGGGCACAATCACAATCAACCTTGATGGTGTCTCCAAGACCCTTGAGCTAGTCGAAGACGACACCGCTAGGGAAGTCGCCGTGAAGATTGCAGACACCGACTTCTCCGACACCGGACTTGGCTGGAGCGCGACCGTCAACAACGCCACAGTCATCTTCAAGGCGTGGAGCGACGGGAACAAGAGCAGCACTTTCTCTCTAGTTGACACAGACACGACTGGGGCCGCGGGAACGTTCGCGGAAACAGTCGCGGGTGTATCAACCACAAACAACTTCACTGCCCAGTCAAGCTGGAACGTGGACACCTTTGACGGCAACGGGCCTTCTGGGGTTACTCTTGACCCAGCCAAGGGGAATGTCTACGAGATCAAGTATCAGTGGCTCGGATTTGGGCTTATTACGTTTTCAATCGAAGATCCTGCTGATGGTGACTATCACGTAGCCCACCGGATCGCGTACTCGAATGCGAACACCGAGCCTTCCTTGCAGAACCCCACGCTGCCTCTTCACATCATGTCAAAGAACACGAGCAATACCTCTAATCTGACTGTGAAGACCTCCTCTATGGCTGGCTTCGTAGAGGGGAAGAACGCTGCACTGTCTATCCTAAACGCCAAGAGCAATAACATCACGGGCTTGGCGACGACGGAACTCCCCGTCCTGAGCGTCAAGAACAGGATCGTGCATCAAAGCTCTCTGAACCGAGTGGCTGTAAAGCCAGAGTTTGTCTCCCTGGCTACAGAGGGAAACAAGCCTACTATCTTCAGGATTAGGCTGAACCCCGTACTCACGGGAACTCCCGCGTTTGCTGACGTGGATGCTGCTACTTCGGTTGTTGCGACCGACGCCGCAGCCAGCGGTGTGTCGGGTGGGAGGGAACTCCTCACGACGGTTCTAGGGAAGACAGACTCAGAGCTAATCAACTTCCATGAACTGGACAAACAATTAGAGCCAGGGGACGTTCTGTGCATTACGGCAGAAGCTACTAGCGGCAGCGCCCAAGAAGCGACTGTCTCACTTACATGGAATGAGTTGTTCTAGGAGAGTTATGCCCACCATTTCATTTAATCTGACAGCCAAACAGGCGGCCCGTATCCAAGAGGCCACCGACATCTACAACGCCGCCACGGACGAGAACATCAGCCCTAAGAGGTGGGCGTTGCTGTCCATCAAGGGCGCGGTACAGGTGACCATTCTGGGTGAGACGGACTTCATAGGGCAGGCCGAGGCCGACTCACAGGCTGCAGAGTTCGCGGCAAGAACCGCCATCGAGTCCGACTTGGAGGGAAACGCATGAACGTAGAGCTGAGTCCAGAGGAAGCCCAGAACCTTATCGCCTTCATCAACGCCTACCCCGCCAAGGAGCAGGCGCAAGAGGTGGCGGTGATGCTGAAGCTCAAGTTGACTAAGGCGATACAGGACGATGTCCCTGTCCCATTGCGTGATGGGGCGAAGGAGCCAGCCGAGGCTTGACACGGGTGCTATCCTAAGGGTGCGCGTGCTGCGCGCAGCAGATTCTTCCCCGCCGTTCGGGCGCAGGGGACACGGGCCGCCCCACTGGGTGGGAGCCGTCCCCAAGGCCACCCGTACTGGCGGGGCTTTTCTTTTTCTCTGCAATCGTAGCTGCCGCTAATTTCAAAATACCCCATAATCCGTCACCTACCCTATTGCTTTCCCTTGTTCCTTCCTTATAATGATAGCCAAGATGACAACAATGATTAGAGAACTCGCCTGCCTGCGGTGCGGCGCAACTTGGTATCCGCGTAAGCCAGGGAAGCCGAAGGCGTGCCCCAACTGCAAGTCGCGGAAATGGGATGAGGTGAAGGTGTGACAACCCAACTCCCCCTCACCCGCCCGACGCAGAAAGACCGCGTACTGGCTCAATTACGTGATGGGCCAACATGCGGCACCGAATTCCTGGGAATGCACATCCCCCGATACGGAGGAAGAATCCTGGAACTGCGGCAAGAAGGCCACAACATCACCAACGAGCCATGCTTTAAGCATCAGCACTATTCCAGGCAGACAATCTATAGGCTTAGGGGGCTGGCGTAATGGGTTGCGACATCCATCCCTATATCCAATACAAAGCCGAACACGAGTGGTTAGTTGGCTGGAGTGTTGAGATAGGCCGCAATTACGACCTCTTCGGTCTCATGGCCGGTGTCCGTGGCGGGGCTGAGCCAGTAGCTGATGTCCGTGGCTTGCCCGGCAGAGTAGCTTGGCTTATCGACGATGAGGCGTTCCTTTATGAGGATGGCGAGAGGCGTCTCGACCCTGACGGACACACTCACTCCTGGCTCACCATCGACGAATTACGTGAAGTCCACAAGCGCTATCACAGCTCGACGGACGCCCTATACCCAGAGTGGGAGCTTCAACTCATCTTAACTGCGATGGAAGGCATGGCGAAACAGGGCCGTGAACCCATCCTAGTATTCTGGTTCGACAATTGATGACTCCTTTATCCAGCACGATTCCCAACGCGACCTCAGCCCTGCACCCCCAGGTTGGGGGTCGCGCCGGACGAAGGAGTATCAGAGAGAAAGGAGTTTGGGAGCGTGATGGTGCAGGAGGGGGTACTCCCTTATCCTCTCCTGTCTCTTGTGCAGCTCACGAGCAACTTAAACGCAGCCATCTGCGGCTTTTGTCCGGTGGGTTCGTGGGCTGCATTGGAGGAATGAGATGAAGGTAGACGAGTTTATCCGGCTAGAGGTACAGCATCAGGGCTTCGACTTGGCGACACAGCGGGGCCAGAACCGTGTCAAGTGGATGGCGGAGGCGTGGGAACACGCGACTTGGGTGAAACAAAAAGGCGGCCCAAAGACTAGCCAGCCTTGTGCTGGCTGTGCCGAAGAGCTTGGCAAACTTGTAGAGCACGAGAAGAACCGCAACGGATTTCGCACCGCTGTCAATGTTCGGGTGGGGAATAGGTTTGCGCCCCACTACGGCGACGTTCGCTACCTTATGGAGCTTCTTGAACGGTGGGAGCCAGAGGACGAGGAAGAGTGCTTGGAGTGGTATCGCTGCTTTGAGATCATTCACCCATTCATCGACGGTAACGGGCGCGTCGGGAAGATTCTCTACAACTGGTGGCTGGACAAACTAGACGACCCTGAAATGCCGCCTGACCTATTTGGGGGAGGTGTGCCATGACCCAATCCGCCACTGACATGTCCAACTGCACCCACGGCCCCAAGAAGGACTGCGCCGAGTGCCTTGTCGCTGAAATGGCGATGGCGCTGGACTTTGCGAGTGCGTACGCACACAACCGCGGCATACATGGCGCACCGTTCTCCCGGTGCGGCTTTGAGGTGTGCATGAAGGCCCGCGCCGTCTTGGAGAAGGCATTGTATGTCGGCCCGCCCGAAGTGCCGCTAGACCACGGCCATCCCCATGAGGCGTGTGAGGACTGTAGCGGCAAGGGCTCGTTCTGGAAGGCAAAGTCAGGCGGCAGCTTGAGCGGGAGCCGCGAGCTATGTTCTCGCTGTCAAGGAACAGGAGTCCAGGCATGAGTGACCCTTGGGAGAAGGCTTACGTGTATGGGCGAATGCGTGGTGGAGGGCCGCGTGTCGCACATATTGTATCGGGTCAACTCCCGTACCAGTTCCGCCCACATGCACTCTGCCTGATGCAGCCTCACCACCTGAGCCGCGTCCCTAAACCCTACGGTATCTGTAAACCGTGCCTGAAGACAAAGCGAGCGAAGGAGCTAGGGCTGTGACGGAGTACGCCGTCCTCTCTCCCGTTACCGATGGGGAGATAGTCCGCTATCGAGATAAGGCCATCTGGGTGCAATGCCCCGACTGTGGCCCCCGGCGCCCGCGTGTGAAGCCGCATTTTGACCACTTCATCGCCACCGTCGAGTCTCCGAAGGACGCCTACGAATGCAGTCTCTTGACGTGCTCCAACTGCGGCGAGAAAGCGCCCTACCGCAAGGCCAAGATTCCCACAAACGGCAAGGGGAAGTGCGGCTCAAAGTGCTGGAACGGCAAGACTATCTGTGCCTGTATCTGCGCTGGTAAATGTCATGGGGAAGGTAAATGTCGAGGTGGACATGAAGGAGGGTGACGTGATTGTAGTAGAGTTGGCAAAGGACGTGGAGCTGCTGCGTGAGGCGCTAGAGGCGCTAGGGGCGCTGGCCGAATATTCGCACGACTGGCACGAGCCAGACGGCAGCCCCATTCTTGGCCTTGAGGACGCCAATCGCAAGGCCCGCGCCGCCATCACGAAATTGGAAGAGCGCCTACTCAGAGAGTGAGAAGGGATACAGTCATGAGTTGCTGCGAATCTCGTGAAGACCCAATCGGTTGCTGCGGCGAAGGCTGCTCCCACAAGGATGAGTTTGATGCTTGGGTTGCTCAAAATGTGGCGGCAGATGCCGAGCGAGAGATGGCAGAAGCCGCCGCTCTGCACCTGTACGAGACGATACGACTAGCCAAGAAGGGGGCGTAAATGCCTGAGCACAAGGGAAGTGTCGTAGCCCAGAGTCAGTATGGCATCAAGTTCTCAGAGAACGGGCCTTGGTTCAACTGGGCCAAGGGGGAAAAGCAGGGCAAGCCGTTCGATGACGTAGATAAGGGCGATAGCGTCCGCATGGAATACGACACCTGGGACAAGAAGGACGGAAGCAAGGGTTATACCGTCTACGTCATTGAAAACCTGTCCCGCTCGCAGGGCGTACCAGACGACCCGTTCCCACAAGAGGACGGCCCCTTCCCGCCCGAAGAGGCCCCAGACGCCACCGGTGAGCCCGTAGCGCCCGCCATAGACAAAGACCACCTCATCGTGCGGCAGGCGTGTATCAAGGCAGCCTGTGAAGCTCTGGCTATCTCTCCACTGGACTCGGAAGAGAAGACGGGGCGAATTACCTACCTTGCGGGCGTATTCGAGGACTGGTGCTGGCGGTGAGTGACCCAAGAGAGGGTCTGCCGCCGTGCACGAGCCTTGTTATATTCGAGGACAGGATGGTGGCCTTGATAGACCAAGAGGTTTGTCAGCATGATTGGGGCGACGGTCGCTTTCGATTGCATCGCGGCATAACCAATGGTAGCCGAGAGCCTCACCCTGGTCATCCTGAATTGTTCATGCCTGGAGCTGCGAGCGTGGGACGTGTTCAGGCAACCGACGACCCCGACGAAGCCCAAGCCGCCTTTGACAAAGGGGCTGAATGGGTGCGGACAGGGGAAATGGCGTGATGTTCAGGAGAAAGAAGAAAGACCCGCCGCCTGACCCATCTGCCGCTAACGTTTTTGGTATAGCATTTCCCTCACCTCAGCCTGTGTCAAGTTTCGCCAGCGGGGGCGTGGCTGGCAGTCCCCCTCAGCCAAGCCTTAGCACCATACAAAGCAGCCTCCGGGGACTTGTGTCGCAAAAAATAATGCAGCAAATGATGGGCGTTGACGAAACGTCTAATCCGGAGCCAAAGGAAGAACCTAAAACGGTAGTCGGGCTCACGGGCTATCGGCTCTATACCTTGGATAACGAGCTGTATCTGTGTGGGGCAAGAGCCATACGACAAGAAGCCAGAGAGTCAGAGCAGGCCCAGCACAAGGCAACGGGTGAGTATAGCGGGTTGGGCCCTACACAAGAGCATCCTGCGCCAGCATGGGGCTGCCTATGTGGGTTCGCCGCCTTCTTTTGGCCTACCTCGCTTGAGCAACCCGACTGGCACGGTGTATTGGCGGAGGTGCAGGCTGGCGGTAGGACTATCTGCTGTGACGAGGGGTGGCGGGCGGAGCGCATCGCTCTTAATAGGCTATGGGTTTCGTGCCCCATCTTCCCCGACGCGGCCCTAGAGATTCTTCGGAAGCGGTACGAGGTTCCAGTGGAGGTGCTATGAACGTCGGCAAACCTAAGAAGGTAGTCATTGCTATCCCCGACAGGCAGCCAGCGCGTGAGCCCGTCACGGAGCCTGTGCCTGAACCTGTGAAGGTGGCTGTTAAGTGACCGTCACCCGACACCCCACGAGCCAGGACATTCGCGGCAAGTGCCGAACGAAAGGGTGTCCATTTACCCCCGATGAGCATGAGGAGTGGATGGCGCTTTGCCGACGAGCCCCCGAACACGGCCATCGTGACGACCAGTTATCTCACCAACATCATCCCAAGAAGGGGATGGGCGGCAACAATCCAAAATCGAAGATAGTCTCAATTCTTTGCTGGCCGATGCAGGACAGAATCGATAACAGGGATTGGGGCAACGCGGTAATCACGACGTTTGAGGACGGGAAACGCATAGAGATATACCGCGCCTGGGACTTACACAACAACACCCTCATTGAACGTGTTGTTGGGCTGACTGACGATGCCGAGGCGGCTGCGCGTACCCCCGCGCCCCCTTCCGGCCCCTCGGCATCGTCACTGAGCCAAGAGGAGGAAAGCGATGGATCGGTGGACGATATTCTGCTTGGGCGTGATGGCGGGCGGACTCGAAGCGTTAGTTCTAGTCCTTCTGTTTCGCTAACCCACGAGCAGCGGGTAGCAATCGCCAAGGAAATCAAGGACGCCCAAGAGCGGAGGGGTTGGCGAGTTGGTGATACGGCAAACCAGTGGGAAGAGGAGCTTGGGGAGGATTTCTGGAACCTCTACGCTAACGAGTTTGGGTACACCTATCCCTCGTTGCGAAACCATCAGCGCGTCAGCAGGCAAATTCCCCAGGAGTTACGCAATCCGCATCTAAGCCATTCCCATCACGTAATAGTGGCGGGGCTATCGCGCTTGAGCATAGTTTTATGGCTACACAGGTGCGAGATAGAAGAGTGGCCCGTCGCGGAGTTCCGCCGCCAGGTCAAGGGGACGAAGCCAAAGGTCAAGCAGTGGACAATTCAGGAGATATGGGCTGAGGCGGCGAAGTTCGCCAACACGCAGGGAAAGGAAATCAAGGAGTGGCAGGTACTCGCGACCTTCCTTGAGTATCTAGGAGATGAGGGATGAGCGGCCCACAACAGACCTTGACGCTGACGAAGAAGGGTGAGGCGGCGGCACGGGTATCGAAGCTATCACGGTTAGCGAGCGAAGGGAGAAAGGCGACATGAAGTGGCTTGTGACGATTCAGGACGACCAGGCGAAGACGATTAGCTTCGAGGTTGAGGCGACAGTACTCACATGGACTTCCGTGAAGGCGCTTTTCTCAGACCCAGCCTTCTCGAAACCAGAGTTCGCCATTGACTCTTGCCGACTAGTCAAGGTTGAGAACGCGGAGAACGCTGCATGACAACCTACACTGACCGGCTGTGTGTCTGCTGCGGGGAGAAGACCCCCTGGCCCCTGAGGGGAAGTAATGTTTCGCCCCGGTGTGATGCGTGTCGGCGTGGGTGTAACCCTGAGCGTAGTGAGCCGTGCCAGAAAGGAAAGGTGACATGAGCGAGACTCAAGAGGCCTCACAGCGCCGGGCGAAGCGAGGAAGGATACGTTCAGTGGTAAAGGCTCGTAATAGGTGGGGTGGGCGAGCCGTTGAGAAGCCAGGCGGGATGGAGCGCGACGAAGAACGACTAGGCCGCGAAGCACAGAAGGCAGCGGAACAGATGAGAGAGAATGCACAGGCAGCGGGAAAGCCCTCGCCAAAATCGTGACTCCGAGCAGGTAATCAAGGAGTGAGAAAGTTTTGACCCCCCACCAAAAGCATCGCGCATTTGACATGAGCGAGACAATCCTAGGCCTGTTTTGCTTCCTGCTTATACTCGCTGCTCTAGCGGGCCTACTGTTCTTGTTAGCGCAGTTGCCGAGCGGCGACCCCGAAGACGCAAACGCGATTATGCGGCTGCTTGACAGCGTGAGCAGCGGAGTTTAAACTTATGCTGTGGGACACGGTATTAGATTCGTCAGGAAAACTGAAGAGGGCCCCTCGGCTAGCCGTGTCCCGCGCAATGGCCGAGGGGTTTCTCTTTGGGGAAGACACCCCACTAAAAACAGACCAGTTGGGCGCAGCAGGAGGGGAACCGAGACGTGGGGTTTGGCTGCCTGCTGCCCAGGGGACACTCTATTCCTATAAGGGGCAGGGGTTCCTTCCTGGTCGAACTGGCCTGAACCCCCTTAATGGAATACCCTTGGCGACCAGGGGATTAGAGGAGTTAAAGCCCTCCTCCCTCCGGCAGGGGCTTGGGGGTTAAAGGGGTGTGTGAAAATAATCACGAGGTAGCGAAAGGAGCAAACCAATGGCAATACCGGCATGGATAATCAGTATCGACCACAAGGCAGTGCGGGAACAGGCGCTTGGTCTCTGGGCTGACTTCCAAAGAGTGCGGGAACGGGCGCAATTAGACCACCAGAAGGTGGTGCTTGAGGCTGATATGCTGCACACCACTACAGTCACGGACGCCTTGGTCAAACGGGATAAGGCAATCCGCAAAGCGAGGGATGTGTACGACCGCGCCAAGAAGAGTCTGCTCGAAACCTCGCCTTTGAGGATGGTAGGGAAAGCGCACTAGCGGCCATTTCGTGATGGAGAAGGGAGCGTAATGGAGCCACACCTTTGCAATGAGTGGGCGATGGCAGCGACGGCGAGTGGCCCTGCGGGAAGGGTAGGCACGTCAATGATTTATGACACGAGTTTGATTGAACGCTGTCCGCACGGCTATCAGCGCAAGACTACGTGGAGGCCCATGCGCCTAGACCCTGTTATTGAGTTCTGGCCCTTTCCTGGGCAATCGGTGAAAGAACCGCGTTGATGCAAGAATATTCCTGCTGTGTTTGGCGGTAGGGTTAATAGGAGGGAACGATGGCGCACAAACATCAGTGGAAGGTAGCGGATACGTACAAGCCCCCAGGGTACAGCGGCAAATTCACGGTGACGTGGGCCTGCACCTGTGGCGCGTTCAAGAACACAACGTGGACACCGTAGATGAATCTCCACCTACTCCTGTGCCCCCACAAGGACGTACACCAACTGCCGCCACCGAGGAGTCTAGAGGCTTGTACGTGGACGCTGACGGATGGACAGGTGATTTGGCATCCCTGGACGGAGGCGACAATTCAACATTGGAGGATGCACCTAATATCACCATTGTTGCCGATGAAACGGTTGCGTTTACCGCCCTCGGTGCAATCGTCGCCCAGTACGACTGGATGCCGGACGCGTTCAGGGTCGTGGATTGCGAGAGTTCGTGGAATCCTGACGCGGTTTCGTGGGCGGGAGCGCGGGGCTTAATGCAGCTCATGTCGGTTCATGCTTGGCGGTTTGCTCGGCGCGGTTGGGACTACTGGGTTGATGTGTTCGTGCCGGAGCGCAACGTCGCCATCGCCTACGAGTTGTATCAGGAACAGGGCTGGGGGATATGGTCGTGCCGGTAAAAGAAGAAAAGGTGGCGGAGCCGACGACCACTGATATTGTGTCGGCGATCCGCCGACTGCATACGAATCACGGACTCAGTGACCGGTGGGCCTTCTTTCCAGAGTTGCGCCTGGGCACCGGCTATGGCCGTGGCGTGGAGCAGCGTATCGACGCCTTCGCGTGCGGGCTCTGGTCGAAGAACTGGGGCAGTATGGCCTATGAGGTGAAAGTCAGCCGCGCCGACTTCCTCAAGGAACTGAAGAATCCAATGAAGCGGCGCATGGCCCTCCGGTACTCCAATCTCTTCTGGTTTGTCACGCCTCAGGGCCTTGTTGACCCAAGCGAAGTGCCGATTGAGGCTGGACTGATGGAAGTGCATTGGGCCACTGTGAGCTATTATAGTCCGCCAGCGGAGGGGTGGATTGCTAAAGTCGTGGTTGCTGCGCCTTGGCGTGACATACCGCCGCCCACTTGGAGCCTCTTCGCCTCCGTCGCTAGGCGTGTTGCGCGCATTGAGCAGAATGGGGTAGCGTCATGACCCTCGAACCCTGTGTCCACCATGACATCATTGCAATCCCCAACGGCCCCATTTCTATTGGGACGTGCAAAAAGTGTGGTCGCGAAAAAGAATACGAGAACTTCAAGTGGCCGGACTACAATTCCAAGCCAATGAAGAAGCCCGCCATCGAGGATCAGCAAGAGATGATCTATGACTAAGGGCGGCAGCCGGAAGAGCGTAACGGATAAGAGTCCGTACTGGTGTCCCCACTGCTTCCAGGACACGCTGAGGCCGTCCTCGTTGCCTATTGTGTGGCACATAGAGCCGCCACTGATTGACGCAGCTGAATACCGTCGCTGGGACTGTCAAAATCCAACGTGCGCGGAAGCGTGGGAGAAGACTTCTCCGCACTCGCAATATCATCCTAACGAAACCCCACCTGTCCCGTGGCATAGTGCCCGCAAGCCTGACGGTAGCTCCACGAGAGACCCGCGCTATTCTGAGCCGATTCAACCAGTGAAAGGAGTATGAAGAGTGAAACGAATATGGGTAGGCGAATTGCGCTGGCACGCCCGATTTCGTGAGTGCTGGCACAGCCTCAAGGCGGCTGTAATGGCCCTGCGCGGTTGGGAGAGCGGTTGGTTGGATGAAGAGACAAAGGACTAACTGGGAGTTCAACGCCTCGGCAGGCGGCGGAACGTACATCCGCGCTGGGCGGGTTCATAACCCGAAATGGGACTGCAAGGCGGACATCATTCGCCTTGAGATGCGCTCTCTGCACGACTTCAACGATATGCACATGACGGTGGACGAGGCTGTAGTCATCACCGCCGCACTCATGAAAGTCGTGGCGCGGGAGATGTGGAATCGTGGCCTGGATGTACGGAAGCAGTATGAGTGAACCGCGAAGCCTGCCAAACTGGGATGATTAGCTTCACCGTTCCTGGCCGGTGTGTTCCTTGTCCGCGCCCACGGGTTGTTAGGGGCAAACGGGCCTACTTCCCGAAGCGATATACCGATTGGCTGGCCTCGGCGCAGGTTGAGGCGCTGAAGGCGTGTGGGCGGGTTCTGTGGCAGGGGCCGGTGAGTGTCACGGTCGCATTCTACGGTGCGCGGCCCAACGCAGACATCGACAACCTTCTGAAGTCAGTGTTAGATGCCATCCAGGGAGTTATTATTGTGGACGACAGGCAGGTAGAGTATGTCGAGATGCGGAAGTTGGCCGAAACGCCCGCAATGACGTACGTGGAGGTTCGTGATGGGCGCTAAGGGGATTCAGTACAAGGACATTTCATGATGGGAGGCGAATGATGCGTAACATTACAAAAGGGCTAGAGCAGCGACTCGCGGAGACCAAGGCTGACCGCGCCCAACTAGAGAGGCGCATCGTTCGCCTTGGCGAGAGGCTAGCACTACTAAAGCAGGTGTTGGGGATAGAGAAGACCCGTCTATCGGAGGTTCCCTAATGGACATAGCAGCGGCCAAGGACGAAGCGGCGGACTTGACGCATTTACCTGATTGGGCCGAGGCCCTAGCCAACAAGCATCGCCCCAACTGGGTGCTGCCCGTGTGTGACTATTGCGACAATGAGGTGTGGCCCTGCGAAACCCGCATGGCTTGGGAGGAAGCTGCCGCCGCCCACGAGGCGCTGCAGGAGGCGCAAGGGAAGCTGGACGCGGTGACTGCGCTAACGTTCGACCACAATCACAACGCAAGGGTTTTCATACCCCACTGTCCGCGCTGCCAACTTGACCGCATCCTGCGCGGCACCAAGGAGGACGAATGAGTGTCGTTGGAGATTGGCTCTACAGAATGACTCGCATCCTGCGTTGGTCGGCCTGCATTGCCTTTGACCAACATTCAGGACGTGACCCGCAGGGGAAATGCTGGTACTGCCAAGCTGACCTGCGCGGCAGCAAGGAGGGGGAATGAGCGAGCCCTGCCATCTCAAAGACTGTGGGCGAGAGGCTGTCATAGGAACAATGGAAAAGTGGGGGCCGGAGTACCGAGTTGCAATGTGCGAGCATCACGTCATGGAGCGTATGCGTCGCATCGCCGACCTTGAGGCCGAGGTCGCCCGCCTACAGGATGAACTGAGGAAAATCGCTGCTGGCCGAATGGATAATACTGGTGAAGGTGATGTGGCAATGCCTCGTAGCGTGATGATGAGTATCGCCGAGGCTGCCCTTGCCGCCATCGCCGCCGAATTGACCACTGGCTAAATCTTCGGTACACTTCCCCCAGGGTCTACTATGCTATTTGCTTTGGTGATCCTGAGTATCTATATAGGCTGCGTCGAAGCGGTCTACGGCAAGCGCCCACAGGACAGAGGGTTGAGTGATGGTGCTGAGGCGGTACTTGCAGTGAGGCCTATGCCGAACACGGTTGCGCGCCGTGGTTCCTTGGCCCCGTCACTGAGCCCTTTGCCCGACATCCCCGAATTCTACCTCCGCCCCGAACTCATCCCCATCAAAGAGCGGGACGACACGCTGAAGATAGCCGACAGATTCGTTCGGAGCAGGCATTGACCTGGCTTTCTTTCTGCGCCCGATACCTTGGCCCCCCAGCGAAGACGGGCTACGGCACCGGTGACCGTACTCTCCGTGAGATTGAGGGAGTCGTGGATCACAGCATGGAAGGTTCGCTGGCCGCTGCCTACTCCGTGCTGGACGGCCCCCAACAGTCCTCGTGGACGTTCTCGCTTCCCAAAGTCGGCGAGCCCATCCAGCACTACCCGCTAGAGAAAATATCCTGGCACGCTGGACTCCCTGGCGACCGGCGACAGGACACCTCATTGATTGGCAACCTGACGTTAGTGGGGAAGGAACATGAGGGGGTGGCGGGCGAGGCGTGGACGGCGAACCAGCTACATTGGAGCGCCAAAATAGATGTGGCCCTGCGTGCTCTGTGTCCTGCGTTTGGGGCCAATCCCCCGACCCTTCGGCTGAATATGTGGGAACATCGGGAACTTACGGCCACTAGCTGCCCTTCGGGGCGCAACCCTTGGGCGGCGAAGTTCGCGCTCATCAATGAATTGGAGGACGACATGGCATTGACGGATGGCGAGAAGGACGAAGTACGCCAGATAGTCCGCGACGTGCTAGGCGAGTACGAGTACGAGGCGCGGGGAACGAAGGACGCAGACGGGAACCGTGCCGCCTTGACGGGCAAGCGTAGCCTTCGGGTGTGGGCGGGCAACTTCTTTGAGCACGCGGAGGACGCTGCCAAGCATAGCGCGGGCGAGGGGCACCGCCACGGGATACCGGCTGGACAGACGGAGGAAGCGTAGTGGCTGAAATCATTTGGGACGAAATCATAGACACCGAACAGGGCCGCGTGTTCATTGGGCATGCGGGAGACACAGCGTTGGAAGAAGCACACCGCGCCTATATTCGACACGGTATTCAATATATAGATAGCCAGCGGCGGTGGAAGAAGATGTTTCAACAGTTGAGGGATCAGCGTGATGAGGCGAGAGAAGCATTGGAAACGGAGCGGATGCTCTGGCTGAGCATGGAGGCGTTGGAGGGTACTTGGTAGTTTGGAGATACTGGCCGCAATCGGCGTTGGTTATCTCATTGTGATGATGGGCGTGTTTGCCTGGTTCGCCTACAGGACGGGCAGGCGCCAGACGGCGGCTGATTTGATGGAGCGGCGACAGAAACGGAGGAGACGATGAGTGAGCTTTCACTAGAAGGGCGATGGGAAGGCGCTCCGAAATGGGTCGGTTGCTGGCATGGTGTCGGGGCTATTCTCTGGTCGGGTAAGTGTTGGCACCTAGATTCGATGCCGTGTGGCTGTGGCTGCCATGCCGAGGAGGCGAAATGAGCGAGATGCTAGAGAGGGCCACGGGGACAAGCGGAAACGCACTCCAGGACGGCATCACTAGGGCCAGCTGGGTTGCGGCGGTGCAGGGACTCGTGGCGTTCTCGGTTGTACGTTGGGACTGGCTGACCGTAGAGGAGTTGGCGATACTCACCATCCCCATCACGTTCATTGCTGTGGCGGCGTTCGGCATCTATGACGCCTTGAGGCAGAGGCTAGGCAGCTAGCTTTGGCGGGTAAGACACACGGCGAGCGCCTGGCGCGGCTAGAGACGTACTACGCGGAGATACCAGGCCACTTGAAGGAAATCAAGGCGCTTCAAAAGGAACAGAACGGACGGCTATCCGTGCTGGAGCGTTGGCAACAGAGGATTATCGGGGCTGGCTTGTTGGCGGCGTTCATTCTAGCGATTGCAGGGGCGGCAGGGACTTTGTTGACGCTGATTGTGACGGAGGTGCTGTGAAGCGGCAATGCCCCTGCGCCTGTCACGTCGGGGGTGGTCGCACTGGGGGTGGTCACTTGAAGGATAATATCTGGGGCTTCAAAGGGCGAGCAAAAGGTCAGTGGCGCTTCCGTTGCGCCCATTGTTGGAGCGTTGCGGAGTGGGACTTGTCGGTTCCGATAAAGGGTGTGGAGTTTACGATTCTATGAAGTATACCCCAGGAATGGTACGCAACCTACTGTCAGGCTACCAGCGCCGCGCACAGGGAGCGCGTCAGCGCCCGCGTGAGGACGTGCTAGTGCAGAGAGCTAGCCCACTTGAAGAAGCACCCTGGGCGTCTGCTAGCTGCGTCTGGGCGGACATAGAACAGGCGATGCAGAACCTCCCGTTCAACTGGCAGGCCATCGTCTGGGAGGTGGTGTGTGTGGGTGAGTCCAGCGCCAGGAACGGCACCAAGCGATACGACTGGCGGCGTCGCTGGGCCGACTGGTGGGGCATCACGCCGGGAGATGTGAACAAGATAGTGAGCGAGGCCATCGAGGAGATGTGTGACTCACTCAATGGAGTAGCAATCACGAATAGCGTTGCGAGCCGCTCCGATGCGCTTATCGGGAGCCAATCGCGTTAAATGCTTCTGTTCGGCCATGTCTTCAACGTAAGCTATAAGCCCAGCCAGTGCTACGAAGAGACTGTTTCTGTCGGCCCGTAGGCGCAGGACTTCGGCGTTGAGTTCGTCGGCCATTTTCAGCGTATCCATTTGACACCTCGCTATTCGTTGGCTAGAATAAGTGTATCGTTGGGCGTCCCTGTCAGGGGCGCTCTATTTGTTCCACGTCTGGATGACGTGCAGGCAGTGGCGGCAGGTAGTTTGCTCTTGGTAGGTGGCGACGTACACTCCCTTAACCCATCGGTGGCAGAGCGTCCATACCTCAAATGTTCCCCTCACGCCTGACCAGTGCAATTTCACTTCTTCGCCTCCTCAATGGCCTCGCGGGCCAATTCCGATGTGCGATGGCCCTGCGCGTAGCGTTCCAGCGCGGCCAGGAGCTTTGCGTGATTGTTGACGGCACGGACAACGATAGCGGCATCGTCTAGAGAATAGACTGTGGCTAACTCTAGGGCCATCCCGTCCGGCCCGCTGATTTGTACCTCATCGTGTTGAATAGCCTTCGCTTCCCACGGTAGCGGTGTATGTTCCATGTTGTCCCTTCCTTCCATGATGAAATGCTAGGACTTGGCTGCCTCAATGGCCTCGCGGGCACGGCGGGCATCACCTAATGTAACGGTGAGACGCAAAGTGGATGGCGTATCATCTGCTAGGGCAAGTGCGGCCAACGGTGTTAGTGCCAGTGTGAGTTGGGCGATGGTGGCGGCACGACTTTCAATGGTAGCTGCAAATCGGCTGATGATGTCTCCGTCTAAGAGGGCTATGTCCTTCCAGCGTTGATACTCTTTCGGCGTTAGTGCTGTATCTTCCATGTTATCCCTTCCTTCCATGATGAAATGGGGGCTAGGCGGGTTTGTGGCAAGCATAAAATGCGGTGCTGGCAGAACCAGTATTTTCCCAGCGCGATCCATCATTTAGGACTACAACCTCAACGTATTTCTCGCCTGGGCCGATTCTAACTGACTCTACCGCTTTCACGGTGACAATCTTACCTGTATAGTCATTGCGGTATCGTTTACCTACGGTTGCCATCTTCCTCTCCTATAGACTCAGCATCACGATAACGACGGCTGCGACCACTATCAGGTATCCAAGGGCGTTGAGGACTTGGCCTGTCCTGTGGCGCATCTGAGCGCGTCTCTGCCTCTTCCGTAGCTCGCGTTGGAGAATGACCATCTGGCCCTCTGTGCGCCGTCTGCGGCCTATCTCGCGGAGCATGTCTGGTATCTCGTTCATGGTATCCTCCTTGCTTGGGGGCACGCTGGCCCTATCGTTTAGCTAACTAGGCTCATCCTTGCTTCCCAGACTGAGACAGGGCGATCTTGGGCGCGTACCCTTTCAAGGGGATACCGCTATGGCGCAGGCCGCAGACACATTTCCACGTCTTCATTGCTCAGTCTCCCTTCTTAGCGGCCAGGATGGCGGCGCGGGCCTCTTTGACTTCTGCCATTACGAACGGCGAGCGCTTGCGTTGGGGTGTCTCAAAGTAGCGGACAAACGCTTCCAGCGCCTCCAGCAGCGCCTCGTGGTTGTTAACGGCGCGGACAATGAAGTCGGCATCGGCGTCGGCGGGCACAATGGCCGTGGGGTGCGCTAGGAAATCGAGACCCATCCGTTCGCTGCTGCCATCAATGCGCCACCAATCTTGAGTTGTCTGTCCGTTTCGCATCCAGGGCAGGGGTGTGTGTTCCATATCGTCTCCTCTCATGGCTAGGACTCGTCTCTAAACTTGGCAGCAGCGGCGCTGATAGCTTCGAGAGCGGCTTCGCGTGTCGCCTTTGGCCGCTCGGTGCAATCGGGGCAGGTAACAGCGCTAGGCGCGCCGGTGACGCTGAGTTTAAGATGCCCGAACTTGTCAGGCCCAGCGCCACACTGTGCGCCGCCTCTCATTGCCATTCGGTGAACAACGCTCATTGATTCTTCCTTTCTGCCCATCACATGATGGGGGACTACGAGTAGCGCTCCTTGAACAGAGCGTCAGGGTCAACGCTAGAGGCTACGAGAGCGGTTGCGGCGTCGTCAAGCTCGGCGGCTTCGTTACAGGTGCAGAGTCCGACTGAGTGGTCACAGCCGCCGGTTTCCTGAAGAGCGAAGCGGGCTTGGCAGTACATGGCTTTTAACTGAGTGAGAATGTCGAATACTTTGCGGGCTCCACATCTCTTGCAGACGACGGTGGGGTATGGCTTGTCCCCTAAAATGCTGGGGGCTGCTACTTCCCAGTCGTGGCCACGCCCCTCTTCGCATTCACGGCGCTTGACTGCCTTCCTTGCTTCATTCATAGCTAGGCGTTGTAGGTCTGCCATCTTCTATGATCCTTCCTACTACTGACGTGGTAGTTCGTCCAGGTTTTTAATGATTTGCGCTACCCGGTCAACCTTGGGAATTCGCCAAACGTTTGCGCTGGTACAGTTAGAGCAGCGCTTCCGGCGCATCGCCATCCATTCACTGCCGCACTGGTGACAATAGAAACGCTCCATTTTCGCCTCCATGTTTACGAACCTTGCTGGCGCGGCCTGTCCCAGTACGGGGAGCCGCAACTAGGGCACCTGACGGGCTTCTCATCGGTGCGTGGGTGCCATCCGTGGTCGCACCGGAGACACTTGAGGGTGGGTAGGTTCATGCGTCTAGGCTCTCGATGTCGTACCCCTCCATCCGGCATTTCTCTCCGCTGTCGAGGAACTCACCGAACAGGGCAGTCCCACTCGTGAACGAATTCATACCGAATCCACCAGACACCTTGAACCGGCGTCGCTCGCGGCCCTTGAACTCTGGCCGGAGGATACTCGCCTTGATGATTACTACGTCGCCATCCTTCAGGTCGATGTTCAGGCTGTTTGCCATGCTCGCCTCCAAGCTACTAACCTGTTGCACCATGACGTTACACCCTGATGATACACCTTGTCAAGCCCCCTGCCAGATGCGGAACATAATTACTTTATCACAATCCCCATGACGTGATGGCGAAGAATCAAGCACCACACCACGCCCCAGACGAGCCTAAGAGCCGGGCATTAGTCTTGGCTATGGAAGGGCACTCAGCGGAGGCCATTGGGCCGATGGTGGGCGTTACAGGGCGCACAGTACAACGCTGGGTTAAGCGTGGTCGGGAAGTGTCTCTAAAGGAAGAGACGCCGGAGGTGATGGGCGACTGGGTGCGGATCGTCCGACGATCTCAGGGTATGATGCACACCGTCTTGGATACGGTGGAGGAGTATGCCGCGATAGCCGCCAATGATCACCCTGGCCCCCTCGCGGAGATCGCTCGCCAAGTTGCCACCGCGCAGCTGATGAAGCGCGCCGACCTGTACGACATCTACGCCGGTATCGGCACTGACAAAGTGGTGAAGTGGGCAGACCTGGCCCAAAGAGCCCAACAGACCGAAGCGGGCCAGGCCCTCGCAGACGCCATCAACAGACTCGCAGACTTAACCGTGCCCGAAAGAGATCGCATGATAGAGGGTAAGATCGTTGAATAGCTGGTATCAGCTACTCCTCATTAATATGAGTCGGGGTAAGTATCTTGACCTGTCCCCGCGTCTAATCAATCGGTGCGATTGGATCGCCCTCTGGGCTCTAGTGCAGGAAGGAACAACGGTGACGGTATGATACTTACAGGCGCGTCCAACCGTACCACCTGGATAGAGGACGGGGAGAAAGTCTACCCCTGTCCCTGTGGCGAAACGCATCGCGGTGACTACGCTATGGAGGACTGGATACGCCATACCTGTAGACACGGTGACGAGCTGTGGGACATGAGCGAAGATGGCCTGGGCCTACTCTGTTCTCAATGTGGCAACACCGTGGGCTATCTCCCTGGGTGATGATGCGCTGTCGTACCCGGTAGAGGGTTAACTCCCTCGGGAATGAGGTTAACCCCAACGTCACCCCAAATACCCCAAACGAGCCCATGGCCCAGGCATGAATGGGCACAATTAGGTGCACTCCCAGGGGTTTGGGCTTCTGCTAGATACGGATAGGGAGCGGATAACTGACAGGCATGCGCTCACAGCCTATGGGGTTCACGGGTTCCATGATCGGGTTCGGTGGATACAGTTTTGGTAGTTCATTTCGCGTCACGGAGAGATAGTCAAAGGAGGACAGCATGAAGGTGGAAGTGCAGTTCATTGGGGCTTCGGTAGACACAGAGGTCTACGAGGCAGACAGGGTAACATGGGTAGCCGATGCTGGATACCTGTCCATCTTTAGGGGGACTGAGGAGGAGACTAAGTTAGTAGCGGCATATCCAGAGCACAGGATAGTGCGGGTGCGCATCGTATGACACAAGCAGTCCTAGAGAGATTCAGGGAGCTAGGGGCCAGCATAAAGGCTTCTACAATGACAAAAGAGGAGGCGTATGAGCGGGCTGGGTTCCACTGGCACAGATTATACGAGAAGTGTTGGTGTGGGTACTTGACCGTTCCGGCGAAATACTACACATACGATTCACGGGGGATACAGACGAACGCGCAGGAGGATGCCGAGAAGGCGTACTTAGCGAGTTTGTCCCCGTCGGATGTCCCCAGTGGGGACAATCCAGTTGAAATGTCCCCACTGTGTTCGGGGTGTTCAGAGAGGCCACCGGAGACAGGGCGGAGTCTTTGCGCGGCCTGTCGTAAGCGGGCCTACAGGGAAAGGAGCAAATAAATGGGTTACTGGAAGCAAGGCGAAGACGGGCATTCGTTTGCCTTGGACAGCGAGTTGATTTGGGGCGATTCTCCTGCCGACATCATGGGTGCGGCGCTCAAGGAGATTATCGCCGTGTTCCACCGTGACAGGGGCCGCTTACCGTCTGAGAACGAAATCAAGGCGGGGTTGCTGTTTAGCCTACGTGCAGCGCTGGCGAAAGCTGAAGGCAGCTTCATCGACAGCGTAGAAGCCCCCGTTTAGGGAAAGGAGCAAATAGATGCTGTGCGCGATTTTCGGCCACAAGCCTGCCGACTTGGAGAACTATCCGCGCCTTCACCTGGACGCTGGCGACAGCCCCGTCGAAGTGTGTGAGCGCTGCGGCTCCCTGTTTATGCAGAAGCGCGGCTACTCCTTCGAGGGCGACTTTTGGCGCTCCGATATGAGGGCTGCCCGTAGGAGCAGGGGATGAGCGGCGAAACGGTGGAATTTCAGGTTGGCCCCAACGACAGCGTCTACAGGTTCGCTCTTCGGGCAAACCCCGTCTCCTTCTGGCGCAGGCTGTGGTTCGTAGCGAGCTGTATCCCGCGCTACTTGATTAGTGGTTCGGTAGAAGTGCCATGAAGTACTCAGCCGCAGTTACGGGTGCCCGACTTGGCCCGCGCATTCCAGAGTTGTTCGCGCCGAAGTTCACCTACAGTCTAGGTGGCGAGCCCGACTCCTTCACTTGGGAGTTCATCCCAGAGGGCGAGGTTTGGAATTACACCCGTGAGGGCGCGCCGATGGTAGCCGACGAGGACTTGGTGAAGTTGGTGACCTTTAGGGAGCGTTCCATCATTGGTCACTGAAACTGAGAAATTAGCGCTGTGGGTGCTCAATTCACGGGAGTCGCTGACGCATTACATGATGTTCGTCCACGGCTGGAAAGTCCGGCCTCATCAAAGAGAATTAATCGCGTCCTTGGAGGCGCTAGTCCGACCTCCGCCTTGTTGGGAGACAGAACACCCCATTTGCGAGTGTGCCGAGGCGCACGTCTGCGATGCCTGTTTCCTGTGCCGGGTGCATAAGGAGTTACGATTACTGGCTGTCCTTCCGCCAGCATGGGGAAAATCTGACACCCTGATTGAGTTTGTGGCTTGGGCCACTGGCCTTGACCCAGAGGCGGCGGCGTTCGCGTTCTTCTCCTTCAACGATAATATTGCCACCGAGAGGGCGATGGCGGTCAGGGACACACTATGGTCTAAGGAGCCCTCAGAGGTCGCTGAGCGGTACTCTTTGGTGTTTCCAGGGCTACGCCCTGCCCCTGAAAGGCCCTGGAGCCAGGAGCGGTTCTTCCTCTGGAGGAAGGACTCTGGGCGCAAAGACCCGACCTTGGTGGCGGCGGGCGTAACGGGGTCGGTAAACGCGAGGCGGCTGACAGGCTTTGTATTTGACGACCCTCACAACCAGGAGAATTCTGCGACCCCTTACCAAAGGGCGCAAGTTTGGTCAAGTTACAAACGGGCGATGGAAACGCGATTGACTGATGGTGGCTGGCAGGTAGGCATCTCCACACGTTGGGCAGAGGATGATTGGGCGGGGAGGGCCATGCAGATTGGCTGGCCGATGATTCATGTTCGCGGTCTGGAGAACGAGAAGTCCACCTTTCCCTTTGAAAAACCTGGTGTTGGGATGAGGACGGAAAAGTTACTTCAGCTCCGCCAAGAAGACCCAGTCTCGTTCATGCTCCAGTATCAGGGAGAGTTCATCTCGGAGACCTCCCCCACTCTTAGAAAGCCCAGGAGCGAGATTTTACAGTCTGAGTTCCCCCAGTCTTATGTGGGGCTGTTGCAAAGTTGGGACACCGCCGTTGGACAGGACAAACAGCACTCCGAGTCTTGCTGCACCACCTGGGGCTGGAAGAGGGAAGACGATTTACTCAAAGCCTACTGGATAGACACCTGGACGGGGCAATTGGCCTACACCGATTTAGCGAACAAGATGCTTGAACTGTACTGGCAGTACGCCGAACGCGGATTCAAGATGGACACCGTTTTAGTTGAGCAGGCTTCGTCGGGGCATCAACTGATTCCCGCTTTAAGGAACGCCATCACCCCCTCTGGGGTGAGACTGAACTTTCCCGTCCACGGCGTCACCGTCGGAGGGCGCGGGAGGACGCGGGAAGAGAGGATCGCGGGCGCGTCCAAGGAATTGTACGACAACGTGACCGTTCCCTCCGACGCTACTTGGAAGCAGAAAGCAATAGGCCAGATTATGAGTTATCGCGGCGGCGGCAAGTTTCGGGGGCGGGACGACATTATTTCAAGCGCCGTCCAGGCCGTAGAGCACATCTTCAAGGTTCGCAGATACCAGTTGCAACAGTTCAGGGTGCGATATGAGCTTCACTAAAAAGCCCACCGCCGAGTATATTGCCCGTCTAAAGACGAAGCTGATGTCGCGGTACGGGGCTCAGGACAAACTCGACCAGAGGATGCTGAACCACTACAAGCTCTCCCAGCAGAAAGAGATGGGCCAGCCGGAAGTGACCGAGGCCGAGTTTGAGCTATTGTCCGTGGACGCGGGGTTAGTCGGATTCATCGTTGACCAGGACGTGTTCGTTCTGAACGGGGAAGAGACGATAAGAGTCAATCCGTTCGGGAACCAGGACGCGGAGAAGTGGGCGTCTCAGGCCGCCGAGCCCTGGCTGGGGGCGGCGCGGAAAGCGGCGCGGCATAACGCCAAGGTTGAAGTCAAGAAACGTCAGGACTTGCGACTGTACGGGCGGGCCTGGACTACGACCCTGCCCGCACCTCAGTTGTGGGGCGGGATGGACTTCAACCAAGGCGAAGACGAGTCTAACGACGACTACAACGCTAGGGTCGAGAAGCAGAGGAGAACTCGCTTCCCAATTACGCAATCCTGGGTGAGCGCCAGGGGAACGTGGCCCGTGTTTGACGAGAACGGGGACGTGGCGGAGACGATCAAGATACGGAAGGTAGACCCTGAGATCATCAAGAGCAAGTTCGCCGACTTCAAGCTCCCCGATTCGCCCAGCCCAATAGAAGTCATTGAATACGCGAATCACCAGTGGTTCGCCGTCACCATCCCTTCCAACAAACCGGCAGAGTCCCAGGAGCTACAGGTCTGGGATCACCACTTGGGGCGACTTCCTGATGTCTTGTTCGAGGGAGAACCCCTCCCTGAAGACCCCGACAAGCCAGGCGAGAGGTGGCGCGGCGCAGCCTACCACATCCTAAGTATGGTCGAGACGATGAACGATTTGCTATCCGACGCGAGGACGGCTTCAAGGATGGAGGTCGTGGCGGCGACGGTGATTAAACAAGACCCCGTAGAGAGGGCGGCGGCGGCGGCGGGTAAACCTGAAAAGTTGAAGATCAAGTTCTGGGACACCATTAACATCTTTAAGTCGGAGAGTGTAGAGCGGCTTCAGACTGGCGGACTGAACGATGCCATCGTTACCCTCCTAGGGTTCCTGAAACCCCTACTAGACCAGACCGCGCTTTCTCGACCTTCTCTTATAGGCTCGATTCTCTCCGGTCAATCCTCGGTGGCGCTGAACACCGCTGCTCAGAGGGCGACCTCAGAACTAAGAGTGGCGCAGCAATCATTAGAAAGTGGCGCGGAGCAAGAGTGCCAGCTACTCTTCCGGTCGGTGGTTTCTCTGTCCGAGCGGTTCCCCGACATGCCGGACGCGGTGACGGTAAGATTTTCTGACCCCCAGCACGGTTCCAGAGAGATTTCGATAGACCCCAAACCCTTACTGGACTGGGAGCCGCTAATTGCGGTTAGCATCTCTCAGAACATCCCCATTGACGAGGGGGCGAACGTCGTCAACTACGCCACCGCTGTTAAGGCGGGGGCGCTGTCGAAGCAGTCAGGCAGAGAACGGTACTTCGGCCACGAAGACCCGCTGGGTGAGGAAGACAAGATCAAGCAGGAGCAGTTGGATGATGTCCTTCACCAAGGGACTATCCAGTTCCTCCAGCAAGAACTGTTGGCTGGAATACAGGAAGTGGGGGCGTTGACCCCAGAGCAAATAGTGGCGGGGGCGGGAGAAATGACGCCGGAGGGCGCGGAAGTCATGGCCCAGTCCTTTGACGAAGAGGGAGACGCCGAGACGGGGGCGCGAATCAGAGGCAATATGAACAAGAACAGGACATCACGGAGTCCAAACCAGCAGGCGGTGGCCCGTGGCGGGTAACGCTATAAAAAGGCTGGACGCCAACACCAAGGCAGCGCTCCAGAGGAGCGTGGCTCGCTTCAAGGATTCTCTGCGGGGCGAGTATGACAGGATGTTCGCGTCTCAACCCATCTCGCTAGAGGACAGGGGGAAAGAGTACCTGACGATAGCCGGAGACCCTGTGGCCCTGAAATCGTGGCTGGATTCCCAGGCTGCGATACATGGTATACCCATCGCTCGCACCCTGTTCAAACAGTTCGAGGCAGACGGCGAGAAGTTTGTGGACAAGCTAGTCAGCAACGCCAAGGACGTAACTGGTGGTACTGTTTAATTTCTTCCGATTCGAGCCGCCCTCGGTGCGTCAGGAGCGGATACAGGCCACCACTCTTCGCCTGACGGGCGAGATTTCACGGTTGGAGGAGGAGCAGGCCAACCTGCTTCGGTTGCGTGAGGTGGAGGCGCAGCAGAACCTTCAGTTCCCGCAGCCAGCGCCCACATCATTTGGGACGCCTACGGCGACTCCGACGCCAACCCCCCGTTCTCGTGTGGAACAGATTTTGGAGTCTGGGCGTTCCCCTCTAGGAGTATTGGCCGAAGACGAAATCGCTCGCCAGCGTGAGAGGGGTGCTAATGTTGGTGGCCTCCTTCGCACCCTAGAAGACATTGATGCGCCGCGTCGATTTGTGAAACGCGAGGTGATTGACCCTGTCGTGCCTGAGTTTGACTTGGGGGCGGTTCCTACGGAGACGATTGCAGCCCCGTTTCAGGAGGTAATGGCTGGCGTAGCTCGCTTGGGCGGTGTGAAGGAGGAACAGATACCTGATATCGCGGAAACGCTGGGCGAGGTCAGGATTACCTCTGAACTAGTGGAAGAGGCGACGAGTTTTGTCCTTGACCCTCTGAACATTGCGTTCTTCGCTGGCCCCATCCTTAAAGGGGCAGGCGGCGCTGCGAGAGTAGCGCAAAATATCCGCCGCACTGGCCGAGTGCCAGGGTTTGTGAAGACAGCGATGAGAACCGCGAGGTCTGAGGCTGGTGCCCCCCCATTACGTGGTGGGGAGGAAGGCGGAGGGACATTGGCGGGCATAGGGGAGGCCAAGGATTTCTTTGGGCGGCTCGTTGACCCCCTTCTGCCCCAAGGTGGTATCCCAGGCGGGTTTAAGCCTCGCCC